ATAATAACAATTTTGTGAGTTAATATATTTGTATAATTGTAATGCTTTTAATTTGCTACCAAAATCTATAATATCGTCAGGGGATATATATTTATGATTGTAAGTAGATAAGTATAGTCTATTGGTACATTAAATTACTATAAAATTTCTTTTTTTCTTTATTACAATTTCTCATCTTGTATCTATTCAATAAAAATTTATTAAAAAATCTTTTTTGCTTGATAGGTATTTTTAAAGTAGGAGTAAATTTTGGTTTTACATAACAATAAGGAGAAATATCAAATTGCTGACGGCATATAGGACATATTGTTTTTTTTCTCACTAATATTTTCAAACAAGGAACGCAGTTATAATGATTACATTCTATTTTATTTGTTGTAGGTTCTAAACAAATACTACATATATATAATTAAGAGAAAATATTATTGAACCACTACCCAAGCACTTATATTTGTATTAGTAGAATACATCAAAGTAGTTCCTGCTGAACCTGCTGTTGTAGCAGGAGTAGTAATAGATATTATTAATGTTCCACCAGAAGTATTAATAGTTAATGTTGTAGCAACACCACCAAAACTTTTAATAGAAAATTTCATATAAGTTAAATCAGTAGCACTACTCGGCATAGTGACAATAGCATTACCTCCATAAAACATATTTAATTTTGACCCATTTGTAGCAGTTGTAAAGGTTTGATTTCCAGTATATACTAATGTTCCAGTAATAAGACCAAAATCATTATTCCAAGTTGGAGCAGTTCCTGAATTAGAGGTTAATACTTGATTAGTAACTCCAGTAGCAGTAAAGGAAGTAGAACTTGAACTTGTTTGATAAGGAATTCGTCCAGCACTTCCACCAGCAATATTCGTAGAATTAGTCGCACTTGAAGCATTCCCATTAATATTAGGAACTGTTAAAGTAGATGTAGAAGGATTATAATATATATAATTTCCTCCATCAGTATAAAGAGTTGTAGGAGTAGGAACTCCAATACTACCACTGGGAGTAATTCCCATTACTAATTGATAATTTATATTTGAATTATCTAATGTTGTATTTGTAGTAGTAGAATTAGTTGAAGTTCCAGTAATAGTCGCAGTAATATTAGGAACTATTAAAGTAGATGTAGAAGGATTGTAAGACATTTGAAAAGCACCATCAGTATAAAGAGTTGTAGGAGTAGGTACTCCAATACTACCACTTGGAGTAATTCCCATTACTAATTGATAATTTACATTTGAATTATTTAATGCTGTATTTGTAGTAAGAGAATTCGTTGCGTTCCCATTAAGATTACCAGTAACATTACCATTAACATTACCAACTAAATCACCTGTAAATACTCCTGTTTGTAAATTACAACCAGATAAATCAAAATCAGCAATAATAGTTGAGGTATTTCTTAATATTCTTACTTTACTACCATTACCATTAATAGTAAGAGCACCAGCACCAGCACCAAAATTAGAAATTGCTAATGGACTTCCATAATAAGAAGTTATATTATTTGTTTGAATACCAGTGCTATTTATTGTTAATTTATCAATACTATTTATTTTATTTATTACAGCAGTAAATCCATTTAAATTTAATGTATTATCAGTAAGCAAAGTCATATCACCATCACTTGTAATATCTAAATCAGCAGTTGTTGATAAACTCATTAGAGCATTACTTAGCAAAGTCATCTCACTTACACTCGCAATATCTAAAGTAGTGCTTGATATTATATTTTTAGTATTTAAAACTCCATTCACAAATACATCTTTCGTAGTTAAATTACCATTTACAATTGTATCTTGTAAAGTTTCTGTCCCTTGTGCTACTGGATATTGTAAAAAACGATTATTCGCATTTGTAAATTGTGATGTATCAAATGTAGGTAAATTTTCAAGTGGCGGACTATAAGCACTCATTTATTATATTATGAGATTTTAAACTTTTAATTATTACCCACTAAAGAAATCCAACCTACTCCAGTATAATATGTAAATACTCCTCCTATTGTAGCACTATTCGTAGCAAAAGTAAAAGTAGTTATAAGATTTGCTCCAACACCAGTATTTCCATTTGTATATACTGCTAATGTTCCAGTAGCAGTCGTTCCTTTATTAATAATAACTAATGAACTACCATCAGCAGGAGTAGGAGTAGTAGGAAGAGATATTAATTTTGCTGTTGTTCCAGTCGTATATACAATTGTATTAAAATCTGTAGCAGTTAAATTAACTGGAGTTGTTGTTACATTTCTTACACCAGTTATATATCCAAAATTATTACCCCAAATCGGACTACTACCAGCACCTTGAGAAATAAGACTTTGTCCTGAAGTTCCAGTAGGTAAAAAAGCACTTGTATTTGCTCCAGTTTGATAATGTATTTGATTTGCTGAACCACCAGCAAGATTTGTAGCAGTCGTAGAACTCGTAGCAGTAGCAGGTGTTCCCCATACTGGACTACTACCAGCACCTCCACTTAATAAACTTTGTCCTGAAGTTCCAGTTGGTAAAAAATCAGTAACTCCAGTATTCGTTTGATAAACGATTTGATTTGCTACACCACCAACAATATTATAAGTATAAGAAGGAACACCCCAAGAAGGAGTAATACCAGCACCATTCGTCAATAAAGCATCTCCAGCATTAGAACCAGCAGTAGAAATATATTGAGAATAAAGTCCATCACTATACATAATACTACCATTTGGAGTTCCAGCAGGACTTAATACACTATAAGTATTATTAGAACTTCCGTTCAAATAACCAGTTATAACACCATTTTCAAAAGTAGCACAAACACTATCTAAATTTTCTATAATTGTTTTATTCGCATAACTTTTTGTTGTTATAACAATATCACCACCATTTAAATCTCCATCCAAATAAAAATTTCCTCCACCATATATAGCAGAAATAAAACTTGTTTGTAAATTATTTGGAAAACTTCCTATACCATTCACATTAATATCTGTAAAGTTTTCTGTTCCTTGAGCGTTAGGATAAGATAAAAAATATTTATATCCTTCACCTAAAGTAAGCGGAGCGTCTAAATTAACGGCAAAATTAGCACTATCAAATATAGGAACATCTTGTAATGGAGGTCTATAAGCACTCATTTCATATAAGTTTAGATAATAAATATTTTTATTGAACTTAACTTAAACCTATTAAAGAAATCCAACCTATTGCTGAATAATACACAAATATACCTCCTACTGTAGCACTATTGGTTGCTGCTCCAAGAAGAGTTATAAGATTTGAACCTCCAGTAGCGGAATTCCAAACTGCTAAATTTCCTGTTCCTGTTCCTTTATTAATAATAATAATAGAAGTCCCATCAGGAGGAGTAAGAGGTGGTGTTGAAGCAGGTGTCCCAAGAACTATTTGTTTCGCTGTTGTATTAGTAGCATATATAAGTGTATTGTAATCAGCAGCAGTTATAGTAGTTGTTACTATAGTAATATTTGTTACACTTTTAACATAACCAAGATTATATCCCCAAGAAGGAGCAGAAGTTCCATTTGAAAGAAGAGATTGTCCTATTGAACCAGCAGATAAAAAAGCAGTTGTATTTGTAGCAGATTGATAAGGAACTGCTCCTGCTGAACCACCTCCTAAATTACCATTAAAAATAGAAGCAGTAATCGTATTAGTAGATGGATTAACTGAAACTCCTGCTGTTTTTTGAGGAGTTCCATTACCAGTAGCACTACTATCACTAAAATTTAAATAATGTGTAGCATTAAGACTTGTATTTTGAGTAGTAATTTGAGATGCTACTCCAGTTAAATTACCAGTAACATTACCAATTAAATTACCAGTAATACCAGTAGTATCAAAAGAAGCAATAACTGTAGATAAATTTTGTATTCTTAGTTTATTTCCAATTGCTTTTGTTGTTATTTGAATATCTCCTCCTCCAGTATTATTATCACCATCAATATAAAAAGTTCCTCCACCAAAAATACCAGAAATAAAACTGGTTTGTAAATTAGCAGGAAAACTTCCTATACCACTAACATTAATATTAGTAAAATTTTCTGTTCCTTGAGCGTTAGGATATGATAAGAAATAATTAAGACCTTCGCCCAAAGTAAGAGGAGCATCTAAATTAACAGCAAAATTAGCACTATCAAATATAGGAATATTTTGTAATGGCGGTCTGTAGGCACTCATTTAATATAAGTTTAGATAAAAAAAATAAAATCTAAACTATTTATAATATGCCCCCTAAAAAAAAGGATAAAGAACCAGATGGAAAAATTATTAATATGTATGAGAAAATACCCAAATCTTTCTTAGACAAAGTGGATAATCCGAATTTTCATTTACATAATTTAAAAATACCACTTCGTATGTGTGTTGTAGCTCCTTCTGGAAGTGGAAAATCTAATTTCTTATTAAATCTCATTCATTTATTTTGTGCTGGAGATAAAGGAACATTCTCAACGATACAAATAATAACTCGTAATAAATCAGAACCTTTATATAAGTGGTTAGAAAGTGAATGCGAACAAATAAGAATTACTGAAGGATTATCTACTACACCAAGATTAGATGATTTTGATAAAAATAAAAATCATTTAGTCATTTTTGATGATTTGGTATTATCCAAAGATTTGAGTATGGTAGAGAACTATTATATAAGAGCAAGAAAATTAAATTGTTCTGTTATTTTTCTTTCACAATCGTATTTCAAAATACCAAAAATAATTCGTAACAATTGTTCTTATATGGTTCTATTGAAATTATCTGGTAATAGAGAAATGAATATTATAATGTCGGAATTTGGTTTGGGTGTAAGCAAAGAACAATTATTAAAAATATATGAATATGCTACTGCTGAAAAATTCAGTCCTTTGATTATTGATATGGAAGAAGACAAAGAAAAAAGATTTAGGAAAGGTCTATTACAAATATTAGATATTAATCAATTTAATTAATTTTTTCTCTCTTAATTATATGGCGTCTAAACCAGATATATTTGGAAACTATACAGATGAGAAAGGAATATTAAAAAGTGCTACAACAAAACAACCTATAACAGATATTCAAAAAAAACAAATTCAAGATTTTATCAAACATATGAAGACTTATAATAAACCAATACAATATGTTCTTGATACTGATATGTTTGGAAATCCTATAAAAAATGAAGCTGGTATTGATATAAAAGAAGATGGTAATTATTATGTTCCAGCTTATTATGCTGATGATTATGAAGAATTATTACCACTACCAAAAAAGAAAACAATACCAAAAATAAAACAATTAAGTCCTCCTTCTTCTAAAAGTAGTAATAGTAGTATAGTAAGTGATATTTTTGGAGCAGATACTCCTACTTCATCAGTAACGAATTCTTCTACTACTACTTCTACAAAATCTTCAAAATCAAAAACAAAATCTACAAAATCAAATTCAGATGTAATCATTCCTATTGTAGGTGAAACAGAATTAGCTGTCCCAGAGTTTTTTGCTACTCCTTATACTAATAAAGTTGTAGATAAAAAAACAAAAAAAGAAACGACTTATATAAGATATAGATTAGTCAATCCATTAACCAAAGCAAGAAATTTATCTCAACGAAAAGGGCAAACCAGTATTAAATTAATCAGAAAACCAGTAGAGAATGCTATTATAATGGCTCATACAACAGACCATATACCTCTTAATTTATTTAGTAAAAAAGACAGAGAAACAATTGATAAACATTTTCAAGTGATAAAAGATTACAAAGATACACCCATAAAAGAAATACCAGATTCTAAAGATTTTTATAATGGAGAAAGAGGAAGACCAGAGGTATTACAAAAAAATATTGATGTAATGAGAAGTAGAGTACAAATGCCGAATACAAGATTAGATGTATTTGTAGGAGGAAAAGAAGGTGGAGAAGATAGACAAAGTTCTAATCAAAGTTTTGAGAGTCCTAATATAAGTTTTAATTTAAGCGAACCACCAACACCCAAACCAAAAAGAGAATACAAAAGAATTAAACCTCTTAAGTATGCTACAGAAGCAGAAGCCAAGAAAGCATTACAGAAACAAAAAAATGAAAGTGGTAAGTTAAAAAGAGATACAGCAAAATACGGATTGGAAAAAGCAATACAATTAAGAGATGAAAAAAGAGCAAAAGAATCAGAAAAAGGAGAAAATTGGTGGGTTAGTGGTTTAGTTGATGATATTGTAAAACGAAGTGAGAAAAAAGGTGAAGGAATAAAAAATATTATCTTTAGTAATAATATGAAGAAAGGAAAGAAAGTTTGTGGAGAATGTGGAATGAAAGAATGTTGTTGTAGCAGTAGTGATAATGAAGAAGGTTGTGGTCTGTATGCTGGTAAAGGATTATATGCTGGTGGTGGTCTATATGCTTCTGGTTCTGCTCCTTCTGGAAGAGGTATTCAACATATTCATCATTATCATACTACTGAAATGTCTGGTGAAGGAATTATTCATCATCATCATCATCTTATGGGTGGTTCTATCAAATCTATTGGAAAAGATATTAAAAAAGCATTTCAACCAGTAAAGAATGCTTTTGATAAAGTAGAAAAAGTAGCAACTCCTTATAATGCTGAAGTAACCGCTCACTACATATTACCTGCTGCTACGAGTGCTTTAGGAGGTGCTGCTGGTTCTGCTGTAGGTGGTTTAGCTGGTGGTGTTTTAGGTTCTGCTGCTGGTGCTTATGGAGGACAGCAATTAAACAAAGAAATAGGTATTGATGATAATACTACTTTCAAAGGTATGGGTATGAAACGACCAGCAAAAGGTTCTCAAGCCGCAAAAGATTATATGGCGAAAATCAGAGGAATGAGAAAAAAATAAATATTGAATAAACTAAATATTAATTAATTAATAAGAGTTGTATTAATTCTGTCTTTTATAAGTTCTACAATAGCTAAAGTATTATTATTTGGATTATGATGAGGATTCATATTAATTCTTACATTATTTACATATATAGTAGGTAATGAATGAACTATTCCACCAAGCCTTATATTATTATCTATAGTCCATTCATAATTAGGGATAAATTCCACATTAAGTCTATTTGGTAGTAGAAATTCGTATTCTTTTATTATAAATACAACAAACGATAATTGTTTTTTATATACTACAATACATAATCTTCTTCCTATAGAATAAACCCCACCAATCGCTAATGATTTAATATATTCTTTATACTCGGATTTTTTTGTATTATCTTGTATTCTATCTTGTATTTTTTTTTGTTGTTTTAATACTATTTGTTGCTGTCTGTAATCTAAACCTCTTTTGATATTGTTCCCAACATTATTTCTGAGTATATCTGGTATATAATCAAAACTATCATTAATTAATTTTATTATCTGTATTCCAGATAAAGTCTTTTTAAAAATAAATCTATGAGGAAATACAAATTCATATATTAACTTTTTTAAAAAGGCTAATCCGTATTTTTCTAATATATGTAAAAGCATAAAGTTAATCCAAGCAGTTGTATAGGATAGAATGTGATTACCAACATCTTTCGGTAAGAGGGCAAGACACATATCCAAAGTAGGTAAAACATATACAACTTTTTTTTTTGGTGAAAACTTACTATTACTTACATCACCACCCTTCTTGTAATAACGAATAGTCTCTTCTTTTACTTTTCTTGGTAGAGCGTTCATTCTTTCTTATACATTCTCTTTCTGACAAAAAACTTTTCAATTCTTTTTTATTGTTTTTGAGTTTTACTTTTATTAAAATAGAGCAAATATAAAAAATATACTATTCATCAACTATTCACAACTATTCACAGACTATTCATTTATCACTTTTTTACCTTTATAGTCTTATTAATATGTATATTCTTATATATTTCTTATGATAAAATAACAATAATGAATAGATGAATAGTATGAATAGTTTGAAGGGTATATTTCTGTTGGGAATCGTTTTTTATATTTTTTCTATTTTCAATATTTTTTATATTTCACCAGCCAACAGCTGGCTTGTGTCCGAACACTATTCACTATTCATTTTCATTATAGGATTTCTTATATTTGCCCTTATTTGATATAATTGAATAATCCAAATATATAAAAAAAAATTGATTTAAAATTTCCCTATAATATATTGTATAAGTAGATGTCGTTGATTAAAGAAAGTCAAAACAAGTTTAATGGATTGTTGAATGATTTGTTAGATAAAATAGCCAAAGAAACAAATGAGGGTGCTATGCTTGATTGTGCTAAGGATATGAAAGCAATCAACAAAGAGTTTAATGCTATTTGTCAGTTGGCTACAGAAATCCGAAAAAATAAATATTATACAAGGCATATAGCAAGAGAAAAGAAAGACAAACAAACAATCACACTAACAGAAGAGGAAAAAATGAAAAGTGGTAATTATTTGTTATGTAGTTGTGGTAGATATATAAAAAGGTTAGTAAAATATAACCGAGATACAAAAGAATATACTCCAAGCGATTCTATTGATGATACTCATTTAACAACTCAAGTTCATTATCAAGGATTAAGAAATAGAAAATATGGTGGTAAAAACAATCCAGAAACAAATACACAAATAGAGAGAGAAATCAAACTGGATAGTTTTATTTATAGACATCTAACTTATTCAAATTAAATATAAAATAAATAAATAATAAATTAATTAATTTTTTTAATTTATTATTTTTTAAAAAAGGGCAATATTGAAAAACTTATACTAATAAATAAAATTGAAAACTTTTTATACAATAAGATTATCTATATACAAAAGAGAAATGTCGCATCAAGTATTAACAGCAACTTACCATTCCTATTTGAGATTTGATATTCCGAAAGGAATTGATTTGAATGACAAAACAAAAGTAAAACATTATTGGACTGGATATGGAACATTACATATTCAATTTGTTGATGGAACAAAACAAGAAATAGAAGCAAAGAATGACCCTTCTACAGAATGGAATTATCCAGATGAAACAAATATAGAGGAAGAAAGTGATGAAGAAAGTGAAGAGGAAGAGGAAGAAGAGGAAGAGAGCTAATCCTCCTTGACGTAGTTTATTAACATACTTTTAGATGAGCCCATATCCCCCATTACCTTATCAATCTCTTTGTTTTTAGCAATCGTATCACCAAACTTATCTGTTAAATAAGTGTGTCGCATATTATTCACACTAATTTTTTTATCTCCAAATATTTTATTAAATCTTTGATTGAGTTTTACATTTGTTAATTTATTCATATTTGTATCAAACAATAAATATTTTGTAGGATTAACAGAAATCCATTTTTTTAATATACTCATAAGTGGTTTGGGAACACTTAATTCTTGCTTACCATAAAATTTAGCAGTCTTATAACTATTGAAATACATCTTATTCTTTTCCAAATAATTCTCTTTTTCTTTGTCTGGATTAACAATCACAAAATCACAAAAATCTTTAGAACGCCTTACTGGAACAAATACACCTCCTAATAAGGATACAATAATATAACTTTGTATTTGTTGTAGGTCTGCTGGTTTTAACTCTTTCTTCTTATAGAGCAAATCAGCATTCTTTTTTAAATCTTCCCAAACTTCCTTAATCTGTGGAGTATTAATCCAATTCTCTTCTTGAGTCTCAGATTTTTCTTGTTTTCCTATTTCCTTATTATAAGAGGATATATCACTCATCATCAAATCCTTATACTTCTTATTATCGTCTGTAATTATTACTAATGCTGATAAAATAGTCTTACGACGATTTGGAGGTAAATCTTTTAAATGTTCTAAAATCTTTTCAGCCTCTTCAAACTTTTTACAATCTATATCGGTATTTTCTCCAAAGACTTTTTTATAAACATTCTTTAGGATACTATTATAAGTGGTAATACTGCTTCCAGAAAGTTGTGGTCTTTTTTCTTTGATTGCTTCTTTCAAATCCATATAATTAAGGTTGAGATAATAATTTTAAATATTAAACTTAATAATTCGGTTGTTTAGGAAATTTTTAATCTTGGTCTAATATAGAATGGAAAGGTCGTTGGTGAATGATGTAAAGTTTGGTACTGATAATGAAGTGAAGGTTATTGACATTATAAAAACACATTGGAAAGATGAAACCATAACAAAGACAACTGATAGATATTGTAAATACGATTTTGAGAATGAGAATTGTATATGGGAATTAAAGTCAAGAAGAAATACAAAAAATAAATATCCTACAACTATTATTCCAGAACACAAACTTATAGATAATCCTAAAGATTATTATTTTGTATTTTATTTTACTGATGGTTGTTCTTATATCAAATACGATAAAGAACTCTTTGATACATTTAAGAGAAATCCGATAAAGTGTTGGAGAAAAGGTGGTAATCCAAATCCAGTATTACATATTGAAATTCCAGTAGATAAATTAATTGATATTGTTGAAGAAAATAAAGGAGATTTTCATTAATTTTTTTTATATAATATATATAATGACAAAATGGACTGATTTTGTAAAAGAATATGCTAAAGAAAAAGGAATAACTTATAAGAATGCTTTAAGTGACCCTAATTGTAGTAGTACTTATAAGCAAACAAAACAAACATCAGACCCTAAAGTAGCAAATTTTATAGCTCAATCATTTACGAATGCTATAACACCAACAATAAAAAAATCTCAACCTGAAATAACATTAGATATTGTAAAAATAAAAAATCCTTATAAAAAAAAGAAAGAACCTTGAGTATGCTAATAAAACAAAATCTCAAATAGAGTATATTGAGAAAGTATGTCAATATGGAGAAAGAAGATAAAAAAGTCCCTATAATTCAAGGGCGATTAATCAATTGTTAAGATTTTAAACAGAATAATATGAAAATTAAGAAAGTATTTAATAAATTAATGATTAAAAGTGTATATATACTAAATAAAAAATTTTTTATTTAGCAAACTCTATCATAATTCAGTAAAAAAATAACTATTAATCTTAATAATTGTATTATATACTCTTTTTTCTGTTTAAAATCTTAACAATTGATTAAACGCCCTACAAATAAATCTCTATATCATTTAATTCCAAGATACTATCAACAAACTCTTTTAGGTTTCCTCTTGGTCTATCAGGATGATGTCCCCAACTCCTACCATTACAAGAATGATGAATACAACTTTCCCAAAAATCGCATTTCATTATATTCTTAATATATTGTATTTTAGATAAGTCTCCCTTGATTAATGGTAAGAACCATTTGCTTTCCTCCGCATACATATCAGCAGTCAAGTCAATATATTTTCCAGTCTCAATATGTCTCATTACAGAATGGAGTTCAAATACATAATGAGTTCCGCAAGGACAAGATGTAAAGTTATAACCTAATATCCATTCATATTTGAGAGATGACTTATTTAATATTGTATCCAGTATATCGCAGTTATGATGACAGAGTTGTCTTGACATCAAAGGTTTTATTTGTATCAATACAGGTAGAATATCTGTTTTAATTTTTATTTCATTTGTTGTCTTATCATTCACCCAAGATGTTCTTGGGAGTAAAGGATTAAAATAAATACTCTCTTGTAATTCTCCTACTGATGATAAATGAGGTTTGATTTGTTTTCTGTAATATTTCATAATGACTTTTTCGTTGTTAGTAATAAACTCCATCTTGAATATACTTTTTTGTATTGTATAATATGAAATCAATTTTTTTATATTGTTTTGACATCAACTCCTATTTTCATCATATCAGGATTGTTTCCTTCATCTTCACTTTGAATAGAACTCAATACATCAATAGGTTTTCTTTTTGTTGGGTCTTTATCCATAAAGAATTGAGATAATATCCATTCATTCTTTTTGAAATCTACACTTTCATTCAAGTCATCAAAATAACTCATAAAACATTCTACATCAGTATATAAATCTTTTGTTCTGTTTTCCCAAGTATTAATATAATGTAAGAAAGCACATACATACCATCCACAAGCATTATTCATTAATGACTGAATATCTTTATTTGTATTAGGTAAAAATTTAGCACAATTATTTTTTACGAATGCTATTACGCTCTCACTTGGAGGAGCACCATAAGGGTCAAAAAAGATGGGTTCAATTTTTCCATCTTTATATTTATTTACTTGTAAGCAAGTCCAATGACTTCCTTCATTTTGGTTTCCTTCTCCGTCCATACTATCATCTAAATTAATTATATATCCAGTATTGTATTTTAATTTTTTTGGTAGTTCATCTTTAAAATAACAACCCTCTAAAGGAAAGTTCATTTTCTTGGATAATGTTTTCAAATCGGAATCTGTCAGCATAATATACTACCTTTAGAAATTAATTTTATATTTTAAACTTAATTTTTATATTGTGAATTTCGCATATTGAGGAGGTAGGGTTTTACTAAATTGAAAATTCGCAGAAAAAGGTTGTGATTGTAATGCTTGAGGAGTTCTTTGATTTGCTCCAACAAATCCACCCATACCTCCGATACTGGAAACTTCTCTTCTTTTATGAATACCTCTACCCATACCCCTACCACCAATATAAGTTCCATCACTATCATATTGTCCGTTAGGGTCTGGAACTCCTACACTATTAAATCTTGTAGGAGTTGGAGCAGGTATAGAATTTGTTATTCCATTCACAACAGCATTCGTCAAAGCAGAATTATCTTTATTGGCTACAGCAGTCATCAAATTTGCTTGACCTAAAGTATTATATTGTTCTCCAGTCTGTTGAGAAAGTTGATTTAATACTTCTTGTTGAGCCATTTGTCCTGCGAGAGATTTAGCAGCAGTGAGGTTACGAGGACCTCCAGCATTTGATTGTTTTTTTTGATATTTTGAAGGATTATCCAAATAGTCAGATGCTAAATACCCTAAAGTTCCAGCACCAGAATAGATTGCTGGGACTGCTCCTGCCCCTAAACCACCAGAAGCAACTAATTCACTCGCAGACAAAGCAGTCGCACCTGAAGCGAGACCTCCTAATATCGCTGCTTTTGCTAAAGGTTTTACCGCATCACCTACTCTATATGCTCCCTCCTTCAATCCGTATTTGTCTAAAGTCTTATCAAATTTCTTACCAAATATACCTGTTCCTTTCATTTTATTTAGAGAAATTTCACTCGGAGATAATTTCATTTGAATTCCTTTACCTTTCATAAATGCTTTTTTTGCTAAAGCATAAGTCTCTGGAGAAACCATAAGATTTACACCACAACCTTCCATAGCTGGAGAAATACGAACATTATGTCCGTTTTTCAATTTTGACAATTGATTTTTAGACGCTTTAATATGTAAAATATTTTCCATTATACATATTACAAAGAAAAAAAGATTGTGATAATTTATTAATAATTAATTAATGATATTTTTTTTGTTTCTATATTCTCTTGCTTTTAATTTTTTATATTCTTTTTGCTTTTCTATCTCTTCTGGTGTAGATAATTTTAATTTTTCTCTTTGTTTTTTTGCTCGTTCTTTTGCTTGTTTTTTTTGTTCTTCTGTTAATTCTTTACGAGTTTCTCGTCTTTTTTTATTATCTTCTTCAATCTGTTCTGGTGTTCTTTTTGCTCGTTGTTCTGCTACTTTTTTTCTATTATATTCTTTTAATTCCTCTTCTGTTTTTGCTTTTCTTTCTGGAATGCCTTTTGCTCTCCTATCATTCTTCGCCCATTCTGTTTTGTATGCTTTCATTTCATCTTTATTTTTACCTACTGCTCTGTTTATATTAACACAAGGAAAATTTTGGATATAGTAATCTTCTCTTATTAAACATTCTTTTTCTGTAGTTTCTAATGGTAAATATTCAATAATATCAAAAGTCCAATTTAAAGGGTCTTTATTTATTACTAAATGTGATGCCGATTTATTAGTGTTAGGATTTTTTAACCATCTCTTATAATCGCTATTATGTTTTGCTTTTCTTTCATAAGGAATTTGTTTTGATGAACCAAAATAATCAAGATTATCCGCACTTACTTTATAAATATAATATTGATTGGGTTCCATCTTAATATAATATGTTGTATATCTTTATATTGTTTTCAATTTTATTTTAATGTCAATATATTTCTATACGCGACTTCCACTCAGGATATCCAAATCAACAGAAACACCATATTCAATAAAGCAAAACAAATCAACTGGAATAGCAGACATATTCTGTCCTACAATCTGGACTGACTTGGGGACCTGTTCTTCAACAGGCAACATTCTTGAAACATTCACATAGTAATAGCAGTAGTTCATTTCCCAACCCAACTGATTAATCAAACCAGAGGTCAATCCATCAATTTCTCCACCATTTACTGCGTTCGTTCCATACAACTGATTGTTCCATTCCTCAAACGCATATCGTTGGGTGTTGTAAATAGCATTTTGCCCTGAAACAACAACATTAAAGTTGGTGAAATGACAAAGAGGGGAAGTAGGTCCGCAACCAGCTGGGTCAAAGGGAGACTGATACACTGGAATACCAGCAAGACCAGCAGGTCCGCCAGAACCTGCTGGAGCAGTGTTATTGGTTGTAGAGAAAAATGGAATAATTAAAACTGATTTGATGTTTGAAATACCATTTGTGAGTAAAGAGTTAAAATTAGCACTCGCACCCACAGAAAGCACTTGATACTGGTATAAATCAGTATATTTAATAGATTTAATAGGTGATGAAAGGTATGCTTGTTCGTAAATCGGATTAAATGTATAAGCAGGAACATAAAGATAGATACTTTGTCCTAAAGGAGAATTAACAAATTGTGTTGAGGGAAGTGTGGTGCTTAGACATCTTCCACCTACAGAAAGATTAGCATAGTAAGGCGTAGTTGAGGCAGTACCATCCGCAGCAAAGAAACAAGCAGCACTGCCTTGAGATGCTACTGCTGAAGCAATCATCACAGGATTTACACCACCAGAAGGAACAGAAACACCAGCAAAAGCAATACTGGTTGCTGGGTTGGGCGTTGCCGTAGCAGCAGTCACCGCATTAATTTGTGTGTTAGACTGATTTAGAACAAGGGTCATTTTCATATATACACCTTTAAGGAGAGGGGTCATTTGGAAAAAAGAATGAATGTGTTTTAAAAAGACAACACCACTGATAGCAATCTGGACTAAAGGAGTTCCTCCTGCTGCTCTGTTATAAACATACGATTTCCAGAGTGTAGCGGCATTTCCAGCAGGTAAAATAGCACCATAAGTAGAAGTTGCTGGAATACCTGCTGGGTCGTAGTTAATATAACGCTGTCTAATAGCAAATCCTTCATTACCTTTACCCTGTGAAAAATCATTAGCAACACCTGTAACAGTGCTAAATGCTGAGCGGTTTGTGTTATTACAAACACCAGCAACACCACCAGAAAGACCAGCAGCGTTTTCAATCGTCCAAGTCAAAGGATTATCTGGGTAAAATCCAATCGTAGGTCCTAAAGTCGTCACATCATTTTGTGAAAAACTCGTCAATAGTTTGAATGCGTTAAACATATTAATGAAAGGAGTTTGCTGGATGATAGTTGTTCCATTTAGGTCTAAACTAAAAGAATGGATAATTGACCCAAACCAATTCTTAAGACCAACAGCATAGTCAGGAGACCTTCCAGCGTTAGAATAGGATGCTGTAATCGTTTGACCTGCCGCAGGAGCAGCACCAAGAGTAAGAACCATAGGAATTAAAAGATATGCTTCTCTGTAGGACATATATTTATTACTGTTTGATAATTGAGATGTATCAATAACCGACTGGTTCGCTTGATAATTTCCTGACTGATTGTCTAAAATATTCAACCAATCTTTCTTTACGAAAACATTTGGCGAACCTTCAATTTCGTTAGATAAATCAAAAACAAGTTTATCGCTCATATTAATTAGTTAGAAAAAAAAATAATTAATAGAACTAATTAAATACTAAAGGTTATATTCTTATCCTTCTTTCCTTTCTTTGTCTTAATTAAAAGGTTTTCCAGTTTATCGTTCATACTTCCTAAACCTTTTCCTTTCAAAGGATTAACTCCAGTCGTTTGAATATAATCGTCTAAAGAACTATAACTGCTTCCAGCACCTACACCACCTTTATTCAAAAGGACTGCTCCTACACCTTTTCCTTTAATTTGTACTCTTGTTGAAACAATTTTACCAGAAGGTAGATATGCTTTTGTGTGACCCACCATAATATTACTAAAGATTTTAATTGTCTAAAGATTGTTTTATTTTTTTTTTCAGATTACGAAGCCTTAAACAATTCATCATCAAAGTATTCAAAAGAGTAAATTGTTTTTGTAAATCCTTTTCCTTACTTTCAGAAGTTCCAGTCTTAATGTCTGTCAAAAGTGATTGCTGTTCTTTTGATAGGTCGTCGTATAATTTATCTAAATACTGTTCGGTCAAATCGTTCATATAATATAAAAAATATTTTTTTTTCATTAATCTAACTCACCTTCGTCCTTAATAACCAACATCAAAGTCATCTGGGGGTCATTTATTTGAATGGGTGCGAAATCGTTTCCTAAAAGAGTAATAGTCAAATTATTGTAAGTTCCATTAATTAATTTATTCCAAGCATATTGAGGAGTTTTTTCAGTGATAAGAGTTCCTACAGCACCTTGTGCCGTAATACTATAAATAATACTACTGGGAACTGAATAAGGATTATTCACATTACTTATGCTTACATAAATACTACTATTTGGTTGAAGATTGGGTGCTGTAGAAGAAATACAACTAATTGTTCCTACACCATCTTTGGCTATTAAATTTTGACCTGATGGAGGTGTATAAGCATTATTTACATTTGAAGGTGTTGCGAAATTAACAATAAAACCAAAAATAACATTTAAATTTGCTGGGATAGTAATAACAGGATTAAAAGTTTGTGTAGGAAAAACGAGAGTAGCAGGATTTGAATAACCTGTTGGAAGAGAGGTAGGCACTAAAAATGTATTTATTTGAACTGCGTATCTGGTAGGATTAATAACAAATTCAGCATAATAAACATTTTGTCCTGAACCATTTTTTAAATAATGTCCGTTGGCTATAAAAGTAAATTGTAAAAGATTATTTAAATCACTTACTTCATAAGTTCCGTCAGGAATTGTGATAGTATAAATTGTCGTTGTTACACCAGAAGTCCAACTATAAGTAAAAATATTATTTCTATAAATACTGGAGATATTATACCAAGAATAATACATATTCACAGAGGATACAGCAATAGAATTATTTTTAAATAAAACAGAGTTAGGAAAATTATATCTTAATTTATTGTTTTGTCCGTCTGGGATTATATTTGCTTGAGTAAAAACGATAGTTCGCATTTAATATAGTTTAAGATTTTATTTTTTTATTATTTACGAAAAGGTAAAACTTTTGGTATTGCTGTTATTTGTTTTGTTTGTGAAACAGTAAATTTTTCAAAAGGTTTCTTAATACTACCACCAGACATATTTTTTGATTGAGACATTCCTAAATTGTAAGGGACTTGACTACCTCCGAAAAAGAAGGGTGCTTGACTACCACCACTTTTCATTTGCGTAATATTAACAGACATATAAGGATTAGAAACTTTTGGATTGTAATTATCTGTTACAGCACTCATATACTACCTAAAGAAAAAATTAATATCCTAAACAATTTAGTATCCGAGGGTTGCTATGTCGCATAATATTTCTTTTCCTTGATTTCTTGGTAGAACATCTTGATTGATTAATTTCATAAGCAGTAGTTTGAATTTTTTAATGTATTCCATATTATCATTACCATTCATTATCTGTCCTTTCATAATTTCAAACTCATTAATGTCTTTATCTAATTGACTTTTATTAGGTGTAGGAATACTTAATTTATCAATAATATTGCTCTGTTTTGATAATTTATGTAGATAGTTTTTTTCTTCATCTGTTAATTTTTCCAACGCATCAAAAGAAGGCATACCTCCACCCAAAATAGTTTTTACTACAGCACTCATATTATCACTTACTCGTCTTACTGGTAATTTTGCTGAATGTCCTGTTTTTGTTCTTACGGATACAATATTTTTATTTAATTTATGTTTGTTAATAAAATATCTTCCTAAAGATACATACTCATCTTGAGGTTTAATTCCACCTTCTGTATTTATTTTTATTGCTTTTGGTTTTCTTGAAAGACCTTTACCTTTTATTCCTTTACCTATTGGTGCTTGTGCTCCTCCTGCTTGTTTTCCTCTTGCTACTTCTGGTGCTTGTCCTGTCATTTGAAATAGCATTTGTGGTGGAATACCAGCATAAGAGGGTTTTGCTCCTGCTTTTGCTACTGCTTCTTGTGATTGAGGTAAATATGTAAGAGTTGTAGGAGTTACACCAATAAGAGGTTCTATTAAATAATTCAAAATAACAACTGCTTTTCGTTTTTTCTCTCCTGTTGTGCTTTTTAAAGTTTTTATACCTAATTTTGCTAATGTAATACTTGGAATAATTTTTTTAATAGGTTCAAAATATTCATTAAATAAATCATCTGGAGATTTACTACTACTTAATAAATCATCAGTAGATTTATGTATTTGTGTTAATTGATTTAATCTTTTTGGTCCTAATCCTAATGTTGAAGCATCTAAAGGTTCTGGTAAAGATATTTGAGAAAGAGGTGTTGCTGGTGGTACTTTTGCTGTTGCTGATGCTGGTTGTTGTAAAGCAGATAAATAATTTTGTGCTACTTTTGGAACTGCTTTGGGAGGAGCAGTGCCTTCTGCTGCCCTTTCAAAAGGATTTACTACTCTTGCTGCTGGATTTGCTTCTTGGACTGCTTGATAAAGTAAATTCATTTGGTCTTTGGTTTGTTGGTCTGTATTGATTAATTGATTTATTTGATTTCCGATTTCATTAATTCTTCTAACATCTTGCTTACTTGTTGCTACTTTTAATTGTCTTAATAAACCACTTATTTGTTGAGAATTTGGTAATTGTTCTAAAGTATTTGATAATGAACTTTGAATATTTGCTTTGGTAATAGCATCTTGAATTTGACTAATAGCAGTTAAGAATTCTTTTGTAGGTAAAACTTTTTTTAAATCATCAATATTTTCTGTTATATCTCTATATAAATCTCTTGATAAAAATTGTGCGTCTAATCTTATTTGACTTATTAAATCAGTAAAAACTTGAGGTGATACTAATTGTTCTATTTGTCTTATACCCATAATTATATTTTCTCCTGTTTTTTGTTGTAATCCATAATCAACACCTTCTGTTTCTGTTTGTTTTTCCATATATTTTTGGAAAAAAATAAGAAATGGGGTTGCTAATATACCTAACTTATATTTGGGTTGTAGTATTTTTATTATTTCTGTAATATTCTGTGCTAAAAATATTAATGCTTCTGGGTCATCACTTAACGCACTTATAATTTGTTCTGATTGAATACCATCAGCAATAGGAGATAGTTCTTTTCTTATTTCTATTTTCAATCTTTCTAAATCTGCTCGTTTTTCAGCAGTCGTTCTTGTATCCGATAATTGTGATGGTGTTTCACCAGTTTTTTTATAAATTTTATTTGCTTGTAGATTGATGTCATCATTCTTGGCCTGTAGGGCTAAAGTTGATAAATATTGTTGCCTAAACTTAGAAGCATCTGTTGGATTTTTCAAAGGATAACCTGACATTATATATTTGATAGATAAAAAAAATATATAATAAATTAAATACTGCGTCTATATACTGGAAATTTTGTATAATCTTCCCAAGATGAATTAAATAATTCTTGAATAATATCATTAAACTTTTCGTCTATCTCCTTATCTGTTTCCTCAAATAACATTTCAACTTTCTCTAAAAGAACTCTTTTTTGTAATTTAGTAAAAGTATTTGTATTTGTAGTAATAGGGTGAAATCCCATTTCTTGTAAAGTAATTGATTTACACTTCTGAGCTCTATCTCTTTTCTTTTGTAGTTCTTCTTGTTCTGGTGTGAGTTCTTGGACTGGTTCATCTGGAGTTTCAAATAGTCTTGGTGGGTATGCTTCTGGTTCTTCCATATAATTAAGCAAATATTTTATTTTTATATTCTAAACTAATTGTTTTTTGGTTAGTACTAATTGTTTTTTGGTTAGTTGTTTAATTATAAAATATCCAAAATGAAATCCGTTCCGAGTTATTGTTTTTTTATTTATTAAATATCCTTTACTATTTCTATCAAAATAAGTTCCTTCTAAATAACAACAACATCTTTTATCTACTAAATTTTTATAATATTTTGTTTTTGGTGTATGAGGTATATAATTTGAATTACCACAATAAATACCAATTTCAATTAATTCTTTATCTCCTTCAAATCTAATAGGTAAATAGGATTTGCGTATAATCCAATCCCAATCATCTATTTTTATTTCTATCTTTTCTTCTTCTTTACTTTCTAAATTAATCTTACTCAAAATATCTACCCAAAATATTTCATCAACAAACTCTTCTGCTTTTGCTTTATGAAAATTAGGCATCTTGTTATACATTATAGGATTAATTGTTTTTAAATCAATTTTATTATAACCTATAATGAAAAATGAATAGTGAATAGTGTTCGGACACAAGTCGGATGTTGAAAAACAGAGGTCTGAAATTTTTATAAAATAAAAAAATATAATAATGAAAATTCCAACAGAAATATACCCTCCAAACTATTCATACTATTCATCTATTCATTTTTATTATTTTATCATAAGAAATATATATATAATAATATAATAATAAGACCATAAAGATAAGAAGTGTGATAAATGAATAGTCTGTGAATAGTTGTGAATAGTTGATGAATAGTTTATAGGTTAAGGAGTATCTAATTCATTTACTTCTGGTATAATTTCTATTTTATCAATATTAAAGTATGCTTTCATTTTATCCAAATCAAATTCATATTTATTACCTTGACTGGTATGTCCGAGATTTTTAATACCATCAATATTTTCTTTTTTCAAGAACAAAGCAAACTTAATATTATTGATTTCAAAAGTCGTATGTGTTCTTGTCTTCCAATCATTAAACTTTTGAAATATACTTTTCAATAAAGGTTCTTTTTTATTTTGAGTTTTATCACTTAACCAATTCTCTAAAACATAATCTATTAAAAATAAGATTATAGGGTGTTTGTTGCTTCGTTTCACTTCTTCTCCATATTCGGTTTTTGGTAATTCTTCATTCTTAAATCCTTCACAATCAATACTTATAAAATATTCATACAAAGATTTCATCACATCTTCATCTTCTAAATATTTATAGTATTTATCAAAATATTCACTATTTCCTTTCTTTTCACTACTACTATCAATAAATACAATACTCCTCTCATCTTCTTCTATTTTTATTGGTTCGTTGTGATTTGTAGTAATAATAAATCTATGAAAACAATCCATAGATAATGTAGGTTTATTTTTACCACTAATATTCATATGAGTATCTTTAACCAATCCTTTTATTTGTTCCATACTATTAATTGTATCTCTTTTTGATAATTCACTTAAATTCACAAGCATAGTAGGAGGCATTAATAATTCATTAAAAGTTCCCCAAATATCTCTTGATGGATTTGTAGCTTCAATATATTTTTCCTTACCAATTAACTTTTTAAGAGTCAAAGGAATTGTTGTTTTTCCTACACCTTGTTTTCCGATAAACACCAAACAAGTTGTTTTTTGTGCTGGATATTTGAGTAAATGGCTTACCCATCTCAATAAATATTTATACATCTTTTCATCATTATTACACATTATTTTAAAATGATTTAATATAAACTCTACTTCTTCTTTTTTATTTACATATTCAGTTATAAGTGAATACTTATAGGGCTTCCATAAGTTATAATGATTTGGAGGACAAATCAGAGGAGGAGGATAAAAACCTATTTCATCTACTTTTCTAATATTATCATTTTCTTCTATCCAATCATTAATAAAACTACTTTTTACTACCGCCCATTTTACTAACTTTCTATAACTCATATGACGATATACTTGTCTGATAGTTGTTTCATTATAAATAATTGCTTTATCATTTTCTTCTTTTACATATACAGCATCTTTTAATACTTTGAAATGTTTTTTCTCAAATTCATCACACATATTTTTAAACTCATTTTCTATTTCCTCTACTAATCTTTGTTCCTCCTCTTTTGTCTCTTGTAGTTTTTTTAAAAAATCTGTTAATATATCATCATAGACATCATCAAATTCTTTTATTTCAAAACGAACTGATGAAAATCCAGTTTTATCTTTTACAAAATTATTTAATTCCTCTACATCAAATTCAGTATAAGGAAAGGTTATTCCATCATATCCCCAAACAAATGTATTATTAATATGCTTTCTCTTTTTCAAAAACATATATGCTTGATAGGTTAATTCATTTTCTATAATCTGACAGAAATACGACATCACTTTATTCTTTTTTTGGTGTTCTTTTAATTCATCATCTTTACAAACTTTATTCATTAATTCAACATTTTTATTATATATTATATCTGTAATCATCTTGGTTTCACTTTTAAACTTTTTGTAAAATGAATGTAATACTTCCTCATTCTGTATTTCAAACCCTTTTTCTTTTGTTTCTTTTTTCCAAGTCTTAAATCCACCTCCATAAATAGTAATATTAAACAAATGTTTTATTTCTTTCTTAGTAAGAGGTTTTTCCTCATTCGCACTATAAAATTCACTTAATGTTTTTACTATCTCATCAAAATTATTAATATATTGTTTATAATATTTCAACTCAATACCATTACGCTCTGCTAATTCAACTAATATAGTAGGATGTCCTTTTTTCTGGTCTATATCTACCCAATCCAAATATTTAAATATTGTATTCTTAAATCTCCTTTTTAATGGTAATAGTCCAGTATTATTCCCCATAATCGTATTTGGGTAAAACCTACCACAATCATAACGATTATTATAATAAGTTGTTCTTTTATTATCTTTTACTCCTTTCAAATATCCTTTGCCTAATTTCTTTTGGTCTTCTGGTAATAATTCTAAACACAATTCAAATAATTCTTGATTGATATGCTCTGTTATAGCTCCTCGTAATTCCTTATATAATGGTAGTTTTGATAATTCAATCGTCCAATTCTCAAGAAACTTCATTTATACATTATAGGATATTATATTTTTAAATCAATTTTTTTAATATAATAAATTATAGGTATTTTTATTATATTAATTTTCCTAAAGAATCAACAAATTCATTTTTTTAATTTGTTTCAAAATTTCTGTCAAAAGATTCTTTCTAAACTTTCTCTTCAAATAAACCTTCTGTCTTATTTGTTTGATTTTCTGAGGATTTTTCTTTTGATAATTATAAATGCTTGTTTTGTTTTGTGCGTAAGTGCCTCGCATATTTATATTATATTATAGGATTTTATTTTTAAGTAGATATTATATTACAACCAAAATCCATATCTATTCGTTTTAATCCACTCCTAATTAATTCTAATAATTCTTCTAATTCTTGGTCTGCTTTTTTCTTTTTCATTCTCTCAATACAATTAAAATGATATTCGCGATTAATAAAATCTATTCGCTTTGTTTTTCTCAACTTCTTATCACAAAATAAACAAAGCATACTATTCCTAAACATTTTATTTTACTCTATCAAACTATTCACCAACTATTCACCAACTATTCACCAACTATTCATTTATCACTTTCTTACCTTTATGGTATAGTTTATATGTATATTCTTATATATTTCTTATCTTATTTTATAAAAAGTGAATAGATGAATAGTTTGAATAGTTTGGAGGGTATATTTCTGTTGAGAATGTAATATTTATTTATTTCTATTTCCAATATTTTTTTTATTTCACCAACCAACAGCTGGCTTGTGTCCGAACACTACTCACTATTCATTTTCATTATAGGTTTTCTTTATTTTCCCATAACGAATTCAAATATTTAATATTATCTTCTAAATTTGTATATTTACCCCATAATAAGACTGCTGAAAATAATGAAGGACTCGGAACAAGATTATCTATTAATATTTTTTCTGTTCCTAAATAATGTCTCTTCCAATAATTCTCTCTTTTTTTTTTATCTTTATGGTCTAAATAAGTTTGAGAACCATCATATCCAAATGAATATTCCTTACCACTATCCATTATAACAGTATATTTCTTATTTTTTTTAACAGAAGGTACAATATCTACTATCATATAATAACTATTTATTTTTTATTGCTTTCTAAATCATTATTACCCAAACTTTTACTTCTTTCAATCTCAAGTTCATCTACCTTTTCTTCCAACTCTACATCTCGTTCTATTTTCAAACCACAAAGAGAACAAGACCTACATTTACTTTTGTAGAGCATTCTCAATACTCCCATAATACAACCTATTATAGAAGTTAGAAAAAAACTCCAGAAGACTTCAGTAAGCATAAATTATCTGTATATTAAATATTCCTCAATCATTTCTATATAATGCTGTTTTATCATATTACTATAATAACAATTTTGTGAGTTAATATATTTGTATAATTGTAATGCTTTTAATTTGCTACCAAAATCTATAATATCGTCAGGGGATATATATTTATGATTGTAAGTAGATAAGTATAGTCTATTGGTA